ACCGTCGTCGCGAGCGACCCCGCCACGTTCGTCGCATCGCCCGTATGCGCGGGCTCCGAGGCGGCAGGAAGCACGCCCGCCGGTAGGAACGCGCTCGCCGGTTGCGTCGCCGCCGTCCCAAACGATACGCCGTTCGTTTTCGTCACGACCAGCGCGCCCGTCGAAGGGTTGAGCGTGCCATCGCCGTTCACAGTCGGAAGCGCCGCGTAGGGACCGCCGCCTGTAGTGCCGTTCTGCACGCAAACGCCATTCGTTAACGTGTAGCCCTGCGGACAGCGCTGCGCGTACGCGAACGCGGCGAAAAGGAGAAGTAGCGAGGGAAGGCGAGTCACGCCGGGTTATTCGACTGCTACGGCATCGCTACGGCGTCGACGCGAATCGTCGCCGCGTTTCCCGCGCCCATGACGATCTGGACGGCCCAGAACATCGGCAGCTCAATTCCCGCCGCTCCGATGAGCGCGCCGCCGGCGGCGACGACGGGCGGAAGCCACGCGCCGGGATAGAAGTCGGCGACGTAAACACCGTTCACCGAGAACGCGTTGGCGAGAGCGAAGCCGACGAGAGGCACGACGACGGAGGGAACGCTGGGAATCCCGGTGCCGGGAACCTGGCTACAGAGAAAGATCGCGTCGATGCCGCCCGCCGCCGTGCCTGCGGCGACGGTGACGAAGAAGCGAATGCCTTTGCCCCACGTCGCCGTTTCGACCTGCGACGTGAGAACGCCCGCGACGGGGATCGCCGTCGCGGGGATTACGTTGCGGTGGAGAGACTTGTTGTTCATAAACCGCTGTTTTCCGAGGGCGTGAGGTCTTCTTCGACATCGCCAGGGGCGGCGCCAACTCTACCCACGTCCCAAGGGGGCGGCGGAGCGATGCGGTGGGCGGCGTAGTTGGGATTGTCGAGCCATTCCCGAATCACGGCTTTCATGCGGAGGGGATCGCGCCTGGTCGCGCGATATCGGATCGAGAGCCGGTCGTTGGCTCCGACGTTGTTCTGACCGCACCATTTCCGCAAAAAGACATTGCCGAGCGCGGTGTGCCAGAGCGTGAGTACTTCGTTAGGCGTCGTTTCGTGTACCCCGTAGAGCGTGTCGAGAACGCGGACCATCGTTACGTCTTCGCCGCCCCAGCCGCGAAAGCGGGGATCCATGCCCCCTACGGCCAGGAATGCTTCCCGCGGAAAAATCTGGATCAGCGCCCCGAAGCGGTGGCCGATGGCCGCCAGTTCTTCCGATGACCCGACATCGAACGGGTTGTGCGGCGTCGTAAATTCCCGTGGGTGACGGGGATCGGACGCGACCAGGCTGGCGGTGGCTTCGCCGGTGAGCCTGTACAGATGGCGGTAGGGAACGAACCAGAGCGGTTCGCCCCAGGTGCGCGCCTCCCGGATGCGCGCGGCGCACTGGACGATCACCTGGCAATCGATGTAACAATCGGCGTCGATCATCACGATCACGTCGCAGGCGGGGTTCGAGCGCTGGAAAGCGTTGTTGACGGCGCACGTTTTTGAGAACGGCTGCCCGTCGTCTTCACCGATCACGATCTCGGCTGAAGGCAGTTCATGTTGCCAGTGACGGCGAAGCCACGCCCAGTTGGCGCCGCGGCCCACGGCATGATCGTCGCGGAACGGAACGATGAGGGAGATTCCTTTGCCGCTGTCGCGGGTCATAGATTGTCTCCTGATGAAGACCTGACAATACGCGAGTACTCGCGAAAGGCGTCTTTCAGATCGGTCTTCCGGTCCACCACGCGGTTGGCGTCGGCCTCCTGCAACTTGCCGATCGCGAAAGGCAGGCCTACAGCGGCGTTGTGGTCCCGCACTTTGAAGTACCCGCCATCGGTGGACCAGTCGGCAGTGGCCTCGAAACGGCGCGGGATGTTGAGCGCGTCGGCCAAAATCAGACCATGCAGAGACGAAGAAACAACCTTGCGGCTGCTGGCAATGGTCCGAATGACATCGAGCGGCGCCCAGGTGGAATCGACTACGACGTGAGCGAACCGCGTGAACCGCGGATCGAGAGCGAGAGTCTTATCGGACCAGTGAGGCACGATGCAGAGATCGTGTTGACGGGTTTCGACGCGCACGAGTTCGTCGGCCAGGAGGCCGGGATCGCCCAGCGCGAACGTGCCGGGTACGTTCTTTGCCGTGAGCGGCCCGCGGAGAGCGAGGATGTTGGCTTCCGGCAGCGGGATCATGGCCTCGAATAGCTTGCCCGCGCCGAGCACCACGCCCCGATACCAGGGTCCGACGATGTTGCCGAGCACTGAACCGACACAGACGATTTCCGCCTTGCCGCGTTCCGTCCATTCGGCGTTCACGTGCGCAAAGCGTTGCAGCAAGAGCGGTGTCAGCCAATCGCCCCAATTTCGGGTCTTGCCTTTCCACCAGTAGGCTTTCACGGTGGGACTGGGTGGCGGGATGAACGGGTTCGGCAGCAAGGATTGGCCGCCGAACGACATTGGCATTTTGAGATGTCGGAAGCCAATCATGGCGGCGGCCAATCCTACGAGAACGCGATGCCCACCGCGGAAGTGACCAGCCATTTGCCCTGGTAGGCTTTCAACGTGAGACTCGATCCGGCGAAAGGGGCGAACGTCGCTTCATTCACAGCCGCGGATCCAGTTTGCAGTAGCCCTGTCGCCGTCAGCGTGTGTGCGAACGCCGTAGCGCTCGTGAGCGAGATCGTTACACCGTCCTGCGTGCCGGGAATCGGCGCCGCCAGGGTCATCGCCGCTACCGCTGGATCGGTAATCACGTAGTCGGCGTTCGCGACGGGAACCGGTCCCGACGCGGTGATCGCCGTAACAGGCGTTTGCCCGCTTGGTCCCCAGGCCTTGATGATCGTTCCGGCAGGCGACTCGAACTGCATAATGTTGGCCGTCTGGCCCCAGACTTCGCCGCTGGCGTTCACGATGGTTGGGTACGGGACTTGAATCGCGAGGCCGACATCGGTGCCGTCTCCGACTTTGAGTGGATCGTTGCCCGAGCTTCCGGCGCCACGGAGCGTAATGACCGTTGGGCCTTTGAATCGGGTGGGTTTTGTGGGATCGCCGCGTTGTGCCATAGGGGTCTAGCTCGAAGGAACGCCCGCGATTCCGTACCAGCCGTTGTTGCCGACGCTGTAGCGCGTCCAGCCTGCCGTCTTCACGCTTCGGCTATCGAAATCGATGTCGTGGACCGTGCCGAACGCCTCCCGCGAATAAAACCGCAGTTCGGTGTCCTGTACGTCGGCCTCGACCATCCAGGCATCGGGATCGGTCAAGTAGTCCCAGACCATCCACGTATCGAACGACGGCATTCCGGAGCGGCGTTTGAACGCATTGATCGCGCGGTTCGCCGTGTCTGGACGGTCGGTACCGCCCAGCAGCTCCGCACCGATGAATTCCAGATTCGGCGGGAAGATGGCTTTCTTGGGCGGGATGCGCAGCTTCTTGCCGCGGTGATCGACGGTCTGTCGCATCAGCGTGAGGATGAGCTGAATCGAGGTCACGTCGGGATCGGTGGGGTAGGCGAGGCGGTTCGACTGCGTGCCGCCGCCGATCAGCGGGTGCGCAACGTTAAAGAGCGACACGCCATCCGGCCCCAGGCCCGTCGTAAAGCCGAGGTTGATGGGGTTCGCCGCGACGACTTCCTTGGTTTCCTTCGCTGAACGGCCCAGCTCGGTCGCGAGTTTCTTGACGACGCCGAACTTGTCGTCGTCCATCGCCACTTTCGTCACCCGGAAGCCGAGGCCGTATTGGGCGTGGACGTAGGTTTTGTTGAAGCCGGGGAGCGCTTCGTCGTACCGCGTGTCCTGGCCTTCCGGAATCACGGCCATCTGCCCGAAGCCCGTCACTTCGGTGGTCTGCTCAATCGACCGCGAGGAAGTCTCCATGCGGTAAACCTCGCTGAACTCATCGGGAAACTGGGAATACTTGGTCATCACCACTTCATCGATGGCGGGAAGCATCGTCTGAAGGTAAAGGTCCGGGAATAACGTGCGTATGAACATGAGGCTCCTTAGATACCGAGGGTTTGCGGCCCCAGTTGCGGTTTGTTGATCTGGACTTCGAGAATGGCGGAGTCGCCTTCGGCGTTGGGCAGGATCATCGCCACGCGCAGAATACGGAGATCGAGCGTAGCCGTAGTCGCGATCGTGGCGCTATCGACGGCCATTTGGCTCATCTTGGTGTTCAGGTTGCCGGGAAGCGTCAGCGAGACGTTTGCGTTCATGCCGGCGTCGGCTGCCGTCGTGATGTTCACGCCTGTTTTCGCTTGGGCGATGTACACCACGTCGATTTCGTCGGTTACCGGATGAAGCGAGAGTAAGCCCGCGGCGCCGTAGCCGATCGAGGCACCGAGGAATAGCGAAGTGCCGGGAACGGCCTGGTAACCGGTCTGCACTCCTGGCAGGTTGTACATCGGCTGCTCGGGATTCGGGATCTGGCTGGCTACTCTCACCACCAGATCGAAGGCAAAGATCGCGTTCGGGTCGCTGGCCAACTTGGCGTACTGGTTGATGGAGAAGGGCGAGCCACCTGCCCGAATGATGGGGCGGAAGCCAAACGGAGTGTTCTTGTTTGCCATTGTGAGTCTCTACTGCTGCCTTTCGACACGAAAGCCGGAATCGCGCGAACGTCCCAGGTCGTCGGAATTGTCCGCTGCGTTTGCGGTCACGCGTTCGCCCTCGCGCAACACCGAGATTCCGCCCTTGCCGCCTTCGCGAATCGCGCGCGCGGCCGTGTCCTCGAACTGGTCGGCTGCTTCGCGCACGGCTTGGCTCGACTCATCGGCGTAGTGGCGGCGGCGCGCCTCAGCCATGCGAATCGGGATCTCGCCCATGATGAGGGTGCCAACCTTGACGGGATCGCCCTTTTCGTCCTTGACCACGACGTAGCCGCGGAGGCCCAGGACGCCGATACAGCGTTCTGAAAGGAACTTAGGCGCCATGCCTGGGGTTCCATAGCGCACCACGGCTTCTTCCATCGGCTTTGCGAAGATCATCGCGTCCGTGCGGTCGGCTTCGACTTCGACCGTTCTTTGCGGGATTTCGAGGATGCGCTTACGGAAGGCGTCAGCCACGGGCATCTTGCCGAAACGGGCGATGGCCGCGCGCAAGCCCTTCTGCATGATCGGGTCGGGTACGGCCTTCTCTTCCTTCAGGAGAATGGCTTCGGCAGTCGCCATCGCGTAATTTTCGAGGCCGATGTTCTCGATGGATTGCTTCATGCCCGGACACGAGATCAGGAGCGCATCCGGCCCGTAGACGACGCGCGTGTACGTCGGGATCGCATCGCCAAAGGTCTTCTTGTCCCACTCCTCCCGGAGAAAATCCGCGGGATTGTCGGCAACTGGCTCAGGGTCTTTGAGATCGAGGCCCAGATCGGTCGCCAGGGTTTCGACGGCCTTGGCGCTGTCGATGCGATCCTGCCGGTCGGCCAGGATGCGTTTGTTCGCGAGTTCGGCTGGATCTGCTGCCGGTGGACGTTTGTAACGGTTGTTAGCGGCCATTAGATTGGCTCCCTCTGCGAGTCAAAATGCTTGCTTGTTCTAATGCCAATCATTTGCTACCGAGTCCCTTCATGGACACGCCAG